AATCTAATAAAGTTACTGATGAGAATATAGAAGAGGTCTTGGAAATACTCCTTGACCTCTTTTATTCTAATTGTACATATTATCTACAGTGCGCAGGACTACCTGAAACCGTAGGAGAAGATGATTATGACTTTCAGATTATTGAAGATTATGAAGATGAAATAAAAGAAGCATTTAAAAATAAAGTAAAAGAATATGGAATTTATTGATATTGTATATCGAGTAGAACAATGGGATAGGATTAATGCTTATGATATAGCAAAGGTTATTGTAGAAGAAAATCCTGACATTAAAGATATAGATAATTTAATAGATGAGTTCTACGAAGATCCTTATCATTATCTCAAGCAAGTTTGTGATATTCCTGCAGATGCTGATATAGATATGGATGAACTTTATTCAGATGAAGATACAATAAAGGACTGTATTGAAGAACTTATAAAAGAATGAATTGGGTAATACCTATAATTTGTATATTAATTATATTAATAACTGGATGGTTAATCGCTAAAGGAGGAGAAGACAATGATTTCTAATAGTATTGGTAATATTCTGAAAGTTGTTCATGCAACTGGTTGTAATCTTGAAACTGCTGAAGCAGCACTTCGTAGTAGTAATGAATGGTCTAATGTTTATAAATATGCAAGAGAAAACTCGTAAACTGGTACTTAGTACAGAGGAATCATTCCTCGGACATCCTATTGAGGAAGATGATGAATTTGATTGGATGTACGATGATTTTATGGATGAACTTCCTACTGATCCCTGTGTTATAACAGGTACACTTGGTTTATGGCATGGTCAAAAGGATATTATGCCATACGAATGTGATTCATACGTTGAAGCAGTACGTAAATGTCTTGGAAAAGATACTGATGAATTTAATATCTGGGTAATTGATGATAATGCAGAACTGCCAACATATCAATTAGAAGCACATCACCATGACGGATGTAATAGATTTACCATTTCACCTAAAACTGAAGAAAATGAGAATGAGTAATATTAGAAGCAACACTCTGTTTTGTGAAAAATGTGGATCTGATAATGTATGTTGTAAAGCATGGGTTTATATAAATGATTATTCTTTTTGTGAATTTTGCGAAACTGAAGAAGATGTATGGTGTGATGATTGTTGTGAAATGACTGATACTGTATCAGTTAATCAAATCACGGATGCTTTAGATAATCCTGATCTATGGAAGGATAATAAACTTATAGAGGATTTATTCTGGTGGAAATCAGGAACTAGTAAAAATGAAATAATTAATTGGCTTGATGAACGAAGTATCTTTTATTCAGTTAATGAATAGCACTAAAGAAGTAAATGATAAATTAGATATTATATATGATGCAGGATTTGATATGGGAGATGCCTTTATAACAAATTATGCATTTATGATGTTTGATGAAGTAATACATGCTTACTTCGATGATGAAGGCGTAGAAACTATCTATTGGTGGTTATATGAAAAGAAGAACAGACCTGATTATATAATGAAGATAGATAATAAAGAAGTACCTACAGAAACACTTAGAGATATTTGGAATATTGTTAAACATAATTTAAAATAACATGGGACTTGACATTAATGTATCGATTAGAACCGAAAGAGGTGTGTGTGACTTTAGAAAGTATAATTTCTTACTTCCTCAGTTTATGACAGATGAACAGATAGCTACTCAAGAAGAAGTATGCATTTATAAATCTGATATTCGTGATTTCATTGAGAAAGCAAGAATTGTTCTTGACGACCATTCTAAAGCACCTGAACTTCTTCCAACTCGTGAAGGTTTCTTCTTTGGTAGTACTGACTATGATGATAACTACTTTGCAGATGTAAAAGATGCTCTTGATGAGTTTGAAAACCTTCTTGATATTGCAGAAACTCTTGATGATGATCAAGAAATTATATTTAGCATCTGGTATTAATGGATCTTGTAAGTAAAGACTCGAAAGGAAAAATAAGAGTTGTATCTATAAAGTGTGAGTGGGATGAAGAGTCCCACTCATATATTATTTATAGATTTACAGGTTGTTATAATGGTAAAATGACCCAACAACCTAATAAACATATAGAGAAAGGTAAAGCAAAGAGAACTGTTTCTGAACAAGCAGCACTTGAGTTTAATAGCCTTATAAAGAAATATAAAGATAAAGGTTACAAGGAACTTCTTAATCCTATCGATGCTTATTCCGAAGATGAATTAAATAAACTCATCGGAGAAGTAAAGACTAGAGGAGAAGGAATCCTTAAACCTATGCTCGCTAAACAAAGCGAGAAAGTTCCTAAAAGTGCTTTTAATAAAGAGTATTATGGAAGTAGAAAAATTAACGGAGCAAGGGCACTTTTATACTATAAAAATGGTAAAATACATACTGCATCTAGAGGAGCAATGAATTATGATATAGCTTTATATCATATAATTGAACATCCTATACTTAAAGAGTTCTTCAAAAATCATCCTGATGCTGTTTTAGATGGTGAAATCTATAAACATGGAATGTCATTACAGAAAATATCAGGAATATGTAGAACTCAAAGTACTGTAGATGATGGTAAAGATTTACAGTTTTATTGGTATGATATAGTCGATCTGACGAAGTCATTTACTGAACGATATAAGACTATGCTGGAGTGGAGTAAGGAGCTACAATTGCCTGATTTCGATCCGTATAAGTCTTTTTCTGATGATGATCTACACATACAATTAGTACCACAAGAGAAAGTGTCAGGTTGGGATAATATGAAAAAACTTCATGATGCTTTCGTGTCAGAAGGTTGGGAAGGTTTAGTTATTCGTTTAGCTGATTCTGTTTACAAACCTGGATCTCGTGGCAATGATTGGATAAAGATAAAGGAGTATAAGGATGATACTTTTAAAGTTATTGATTATGAGCTTGGTCTTCGAGGTTCAGAAGATATGGTATTTATCTGTGAAATGGAAGATGGTAGAACTTTTAGGGCGATGCCATTAGGAGATAGAGAAACTAAGCAAGAATACGTTGATAATTTTGAGAGTTATAGAAATCAATTAGGAGATTGTAAATACTTTGAATTATCAGAAGAGGGAATCCCTCAACAACCTAAATTTTTAGCCTTTAGAGCTGATTTAATTTAATAAAATGATGTTTAAAGGAACAATTATTATCACTGATCCATGTTATATTACTAATGCGTATGATGATATTTATGATGAGATAACAAATCATAAATTTAAAAATTATATAATAAGTAATACTGTGTGTGGAGATTGGACATGTACTACATTTAAAACTGATAAGAAGCCAGAAGCAGAAATCTGTTCTTATTTAGAATCAGGAAGTGATTATGATATTGATCTCCCCGAGCTAGGTACTTTTACTGCAGATGCTGGGATGGTTGGTGTATTTCTTCTTGAGGAAGTTCTTAAAGTGAATCCTACATTTAATGATTTTATTAAAGAATATCCTCATTGTGTAACAGTACTTGAAGATTTTGAAGGAGATGTTAATATCATTAGAACTCTTAAGAATACAGTACATGTACTTGGAAAGAGTAAGGATTTTAATTTCTTTACAATACAAACAGGATTATAAATGGGTAATTTTACAATATCCAAATCTATAACTGATAGACCTGATGATTCTCTTCGTATCTTATTTATGGATTTAAATAGGATAAAAATGATTTCAGATGAAGAAGAGATTGAATTAGCAAGACGTATTAAAAATGGAGATAAAAAGGCAGTTACCGAATTGGTGACTGCCAATCTTCGTTTTTGTGTATCTGTAGCAAAACAATACCAACACAAAGGTCTTCCATTAGTTGATTTAATACAAGAAGCAGTAATAGGTGCTACTAAAGCTGCTGAAAAATTTGATGAATCAAGAGGATTTAAGTTCATCTCTTATGCAGTATGGTGGATTAGACAAGCTATTGTTAAAGCATTAGCTAATACAAGTAGATCTGTAAGAATACCTACCAATTATTCTGCAAATCTTGGTAAACTGAATAGAGTTATAGATAAATTTGAGCAAAAGTATCAAAGAAGACCTACTATCGAGGAGATACAAGATGATACTGATTTAAATGAAGAAAAGATTAGTACTATCTTATCTACTTATAATAAAGGCGTATCTTTAGATAATCCTATTCGTGAAGGAGAAATAGGCACTCTTGCCGATAATTTGAAAGATGAAAAAGAGTTAGTTGATAGTACTCTTATTAATAATGATTTATCTAAGAAGATACACGAGATAGTAGAAGAGCTTCCATCAAGGGAACATGATTTAATATGTATGTACTTTGGAATTGGTATGCAATCTTTAACTAAAGAAGAGATTGCTGCTAGAATGGGTCTTACTAAAGAAAGAGTAAGACAACTTCTTATAGTTACTATCTCTAATTTAAAAAAGAATTATTCCGAAGAATTAAGTGAATTTATATGATTAAAAATCGACACGAATTAACACCTTATTGGTTTCTGAAGTTTGATGAGGATTATTATTATACAATAAGTCTTGCGAACTCGCAATTTGTTCAAACATATAAAGTAAGAAGTTGTCAAGCATTAATTGATTCAATAGATAAATTAAAATATTTTGCTAATAAACTTAAATGCAGAATACGATTAACAGTGAATCCTGCTAGTGTAATGGAATCTGCAATTGCAATTAGTGATAGTATTACTAGAGATATTGCACATCATGGACTTATGGTAACTGAGGATTTGTGGTACACTAATGCTCAATATGAACATAGACTTGATGTAATTCTGTCTAAAGATCCTCGTGTTAAAAATATAATCACAGGCAAAATATATTGCGAAATACCAATGTCTGATAGTGTGGTGCAATATGTAGTAGATAAACAACCTGAATATTTTAGTCAGAAACTGGCACTTTATAACATTAAAGATACTATTGTTGATCCTATTGGAAATGTAATAATTTATGATTCTTCTTGTAAGTAATACTTTAGAAAGTACAGACCAGTATAAAGTAGTACCATTTGAAGATGCTTATAATATCATTAAAAGTTGGGATGTAATTCAGTTTGATACTGAAACTAGTGGTAGAGATCCGCATTTATGCGAATTATTATGTTATCAATTAGGCAATGATTCTAGTGATGCTAGGGTGGTTATAGATGCTAAAGACTACCCTATTACTCTTTTTAAAGATATATTAGAATCAAAACTTATCATTGGTCAAAATCTTAAATTTGATTTACAATTCCTCTATAATTATGAAATAGTTCCTAGAAAGATTTGGGATACTATGATAGTAGAGCAACTATTGCATCTTGGTTATGATAGCAAATTCTTTCGTGTATCTTTAAAAGCTATAGCTGAAAGACGATTAGGCATTGATATAGATAAGACAGTTCGTGGTGAAATTATATGGAGAGGTCTTGATTCTAATGTTGTAATATATGCAGCAGGAGATGTTACATATCTTGAAAAAATTTATGAGCAACAACTACAAGAATGTAAAGATAAATCTTGTTATAATGGAGCTAAATTAGAAAATAGCTTTGTTGCAGTTATAGCGTATCTTGAATGGTGTGGGATTCATTTAGATGTAAATAAATGGAAAACAAAGATGCAGAAGGATGAGAATGGTAATAAAGAGGCTTTAGAAAATCTTAATAAATGGGCAATATCTTTTAATATGCAACATAAAGATTTCCCTATTAAAATGTATAAGATACCTGATGCTTCTTTATTTGAAGAATTTAATACTGGTCCAATATGCACAGTTAATTGGTCTTCTGCACAACAAGTAATCCCAATAGTAGAAGCACTCGGTTTTGATGTTAGTGCTGTTGATAAAAAAACAGGAGAATCTAAGAAAAGTGTAAATGCTAAGATACTTATAAAACAAAAAGGTGTTAATGATGAATTTTTAAAGTTATATTTAGCAGTAAAAGAAACAGAAATTGTGTGCAATACCTTTGGGCAAAAATATCTTGATGCTATAAATCCTATTACTAATAGAATACACACTGTATTCAGACAATTAGGAGCTTCCTCTGGGCGAATGTCTTGTGGATCTAAGAATGAGAATACAGATTTAACTAAGTATAAACATTTACCTAAAGGCAGTTGTCAGTATCCTCAATTACAGAATCTCCCTAGTGATCACGATACTAGAATGGCTTTCTCTCCTGAAGATGGTAATCTTTTAACTAGTTGTGATTATGCCGCTTTGGAATCAAGACTAGGTGCAGATATTTATAATGAACAATCTATGCTTAAAGAGTATTTAGAAGGTTCTGGAGATATTCATTCTCTAACTGCTAAGCATTGTTTTAAAGAATTAAAAGATGTACCTGTAAAGGATATTAAAAAACTATATCCAGATCTTAGAAAAAGAGCTAAACCTGTAGAGTTTTCACAACAGTTTGGCGGTAGTGCAAGAGCAATTCAAAATTCTTTAGGATGTAGTATGCAAGAAGCAAAAGAAATTGCACAAAATTATAATGAAGGTTTTAAAGGAATCTCTGAGTTTAGAAAGAAGGGAGCTGCATTTGTAAGAAAGTATGGATATGTTTTAATCACTCCTGTCACTGGTCATAAAATTTATTGGGAAGATTTTGACAAATGGACTAAAATAGAAAGTATTCCTGATGATATTAGAAGAGCTACTTATTCTAAACAAGAGTTAAAAGAACATAATATGGCTATATCTAAGTGGGAAAGATTGTCTTTAAATTCACCCACTCAAGGTACTGGTGCTTGTATTATAAAGCTCTCAAATATTATGTTCTTTAAATGGATTATTTCCAATAACTTGTTTGGTAAAGTAAAATTGTGTAATATTGTACACGATGAAAATGTAATAGAGTATCCAAAAGAGTTAAAAGATGTGGTAGTTCCTAAATTAGTAGAATGTATGGAAAATGCTACGTCTGTATTTTGTAAAAAGTTGCCGATACCAGCAGAACCTGAAACAGGATGGATTCATTGATGAAAGAAGTGGTTTGTAATATAACCATGAGTAGAAGTTTATTTTTAGAAGTAAGTGAGAATACTTCAGATGAAGAACTTTTAAATAGAGCAAAAGAGGAAATATTACTTCCTCATAATGCTCTATCTAAGGTTCAACAGATATTAAATAAGGTAGGATTAAAACTAAATGGACTTGATTTAAATGATTGGAATGTGGAAAATTGTGAATACTTGGCACGTTGATTACAATAATGTAGAATTTTTTAAAGTTGATTATTCTAATTATACTAGTACATGGGAGATTGGTTAAAACAAGCATATTTAAATAGAACTCCTGATAGAGTAGACCATCCTTCGCATTATACTTGGCTTAAAGATTTATGTGGTGTAGAAGTTATTGATATAACTAGACACATGAACTTTAATCTCGGAAATGTAATAAAGTATGTAATTCGTGCTGGTCATAAATCAGAAGAAGGAATATCATCTAAAGATAAACAGATAGAGGATTTAAAGAAAGCAAGATTCTATATTAATGACGAAATTAAACGTCTTGAGAAATGATTAAACTTTATAACAGGTATGGTGATGATGTACATCTTGAACCAATATCTGAGAATAAATATATTCTAAAATGCTCTGGAGAACATGTAAGGGTAGGTTTTGATTCTGATGAAGATTATAAGAATCATAATTATTCTTTTATAGATCCTCCTGGAGGTCCGTTTATCTCCGTAGGAAAGGAGATAGATGGGATGAAAGTATCTAAGATTGGCGTTGAAGACAACGAATGGATAATTGAATTTGAAAAAGGTTGATGTAACAGTATGTTTGTGTATTAGTAAAGACTTTACTATATATACAGATAACTATGAAGAATTTGCAGAACCAGAACTCCTAGAACAAGGAGGAGAAAGTGGATACAATGTATCATACGAGTATCCTACATTAAAACAGGATGTTCTAGATCAAGTTGAGCTTCCAAACCTTGATGGGTGGAATATTGATGAATTTGAATGTTATGAAAATTAATATATCGATTAAAAACCCACTTAAGACTTGGTGGAAGATGAGAATGTGGTTTAAAAGACCAAAAATTAGTATTAGTTTCTTTTCTAACCCTATATATAATTGTCCTTATACTTGGCTTAAAAATATATCAAGTATATTAGATATTTGGGCAAGTGATATAATGTGGAAAGATAAATACAATAGTCCTAGACATGAAGCAAATCCATTTATATGGGTTTGTTTCTTTAGAAAATTTGGATTCTCTATTAATTTTAATATATACTATAGAGATGAATTTGGAGAAAGACAAAATGGATCAGCATACTATTGGGAATATTTATTAAATGTATTAGAATATCATAAATCATTAGATAAAGGATATTCTAATTGGGAAGGTGAATCTCGACTTTATGAATATCGTGATAAAGATGGAGAAATAAAGAAGAGTAAATATAATATCCCAGTAGTAGCAATGTCATTAAATAAAAGAGGAATCAAACAACTTAAAAAAGAAATCAATGAGCGTAACAGAAAACATTAAGAATACTATTAAAAAGTGTGTTACTAAGACTGAAACTCCATTTACTGCAGAGCGTGCTTGGATAGAAACCACATACGGACCAGGCTCATACAAAGCCATAGAGAAGCGTATAAAGGATAAACAAGACTCTATAAAGGATATTATCAAAGGTAAGTCGGAGTTCAGTCTACAGCTCTCAAAATCATATAGATGTGTCATTGATATTGAGGACGATTTGAAAGGTCACATCAAAGAAATATTTCAACCTTTTATAGAGGGAGGATTTGAAGTGATTAATCTTTCTGAATCCATTGATGCAATTAAAGATGATAATGTATATTTAATCTCTTGGAAAAATATTTTTAATAAATGAAAGATCCCTTTGAGTATAGAATTTGGGTAAAACAGTATTACAACTTTTTAAAACATGGCTACAGACGTTGGTGTAATATGGGTAATAATGAAAGATCCTAATTCTGTAATAGGATATTGTCTTACAGATAAAGAAGCAGAAACATTAGTTAATCATCTAAAGAAAGATGGTAACTATTACTATTATAGAATGGTAAGACGAATGATTTATGTATAAAAGAAGTCCATTAAATTACGTGGGAGGAAAGTTTACACTCCTCCCACAAATTTTACCTTTGTTTCCTTCGTATATTAGATATTTTGTAGATTTATTTACAGGTGGAGCAACAGTTGCTATAAACGTAAAAGCAGGTAAAGTAATAGCAAATGATATACAAAAACCTGTTATAGATATATATACTACATTTCAAAAGATGTCGAAAGAAGATGTATTTAAGCATATAAATAATAGAATAGAAGAGTATGGATTATCTAAGACAGATAAAGAAGCATACTTAAAGTTTCGAGATGATTATAATAAGAATCCTAATCCTTTAGATCTATTTGTACTTATAGTATTCTGTTATAATCATCAACTTAGATTTGCTAAGAATGGAATGTTTAATCAATCTTTTGGAAATAATAAAAGTTGGTTTAATCCTAATATCCAAAAGAATCTAGATATATTTCTGGATAGTATTAAGAATATAACTTTCTGTTCTACATCGTATGATAATATAGATCTAAGTTCTCTTACATCTAGAGATTTTGTATATTGTGATCCTCCTTATCTGATTACATATCCATTTTATAATGTGAACGATCCGTGGAATAAAGATAAAGAGGTTAAACTATTAGAGTTTCTAGATAATATTAATGAACAAGGTGTTAAGTTTGCTTTAAGTAATGTATTAGAAAATAAGAAGAAGTCTAATGATATTCTTAAAGAATGGTGTGAGAAATATAATGTACATCATTTGAATAGGAATTATGATTATTGTCAATGGAGTGCAGTTAATAAAGGAAGCCTTACAGATGAAGTTTTAATTACTAATTATTGATAATATGTTATATAAAGCAAAATACAACAATCCTACTTATAAGGATACTCAATCGAAATTTTACATTGCAAACGATATAAAAAGTATTGCTTCTTCATTGTGTACAGATGGAAGTAATATGGAATTTATAAAGACAGTATCTAAAGATTATATTATTAAAAATACTTCCACTATAGTTAAGGTGTACTATGTAGAATATAGTGGTTATACTTCTGCATATATAATTGCTAAATCCCCACAAGAAGCAATAGAAGGCGAATCTGATATTCGAGATATATTTTATGTTGGTGATTGCATTTCATTAGTAGATTTAAAACAGTCTACTATTAAAGAGCTAATTGAGAAAGCAAATAATATTCGTCCTACTGTAGAAGCATTCTATAGAATCATTTGGTCATATATTTTTAATATGATTAAAGAGAACGGTAAGATTCTGTTTGAGGAGCCTATTGTAATGGAGGATACACTCATCAATTATGATGATCATGATCCTTCTAATTATGATCATCAAGATCTCTGGGTAGAATCAGTTAAACTTGATGAGTATAATCATATTATCCTTGAAGGATATACTGTAAAGAATGATGAAAAAATATTTACAGAATATGATTCTCACGGACTTACTACAGATGCTTTAGTTTATTTATATGATAAAATAGTAGAAAAATGATACCGCTTCTAATTATACTATTTATAATTATTGCTTTGATCGGGTATTTTAAAATAATGCCTAGAAGAATAGAAACTAATTTAGGTACACTCATCATTAAAGGTAATGGAGTATATTTAAATGGAGAATACTATAGAACAGCACCTCTCTTGAGAAAGGGAGATGTTGTTCTTCTTTGTAATAGACATACTGGAAGTTATGAGATTTGTGAAATAACTATTGCTGATCCTCCTGTGTTTAGTAATAACTCTACACTTGTTGATTGGGAAATTATTGGAATCAAATGATGAAATACGATTATTATAAAGCCGTAAAGGATGATATACGAGATTATATCAACGAGAATGATATAATTATTACACAGGATGATTATGAAGAGATCAGAGAAAATCTCTATGACACATTTTATGAAACTGATGATGTAACAGGTAATATATCTGGTTCATATTGGTGTAATGCTTGGAAAGCAGAAGAATGTTTGTGCCATAACTGGGATCTAATTAGAGAAGTATGTGATGAATTTGATACTGACTTTGAACATAGTCCTGAGATGATTGATGTAAGTATTAGATTGAATGTGATGGGAGAAGTACTCGATGAAGTAATGCATGAATTTGTATGATTAAAAATAACCTTTATAAAGTAGAATATTTTAATAGATCTGAACGCTATATTGCAGCTAATGATTTATTGAGCTTATTCGATACTCTAATGCATTCAAAAGATGTAGATGATATATGTAATATAATATTTATATCTGATGATTGTAATACTGTAGATGATAATAAAGTATATAGTGTCATTGCTAAGATAAATGGAGGTCCAGTAAATCCTCCAGTTATTAAAGATACTGATTTAGAACAGTATGATAATCTTACTAAAGAAGAAGCTGATAATAAATTTAATCTTCTTAAAGAGAAGTACTCAAAAGATAAGAATATTATATATGACTTTAGAAATGAAGTATGGTTTGGAGAAGATAAAATGGATGAAGCACCTATTGTACTTTTTAAGATTAAGGATAAGAGAAAATTGATTTGAAATCATTATATAAAGTTAAATATTTCATCTACAGATAGTTGATTTTCATAGAGGCTCATATATCGATTCTCAAATTCATGGTAACATAACTCATCAACTTGTGTCTGAAAATCGATGTATGGGTGTCTTAGAAATGAAATATACGGAACGTTTAAGTATAGTTATAAGTATAGTATTTAAGTATAGTTATATGCAATCCTGTGCGACGACCTTACAATCTGGTGCGATGATCATGCAAAATGGTGCGAGTGATTCGCACCAGATTTTAAAAACAGATTATACATACTAAACTTTTGTACTTTATAAATATTTATGTAATATCGCATATAGATTATGTAGATGAAGATGTTTAATTTTAATTGATGATATATGGAAAATATAGAAAGTAAACAACATTATCAAGTTCCAAATGGTATGGGAGAAACTGATTTAAAACCAAGGGATCAACTTATTTATGCAGTATTGAAATCATTTGATGGTAAGGATGGATGTTTTCCGTCTTTAACCAAGATAAGCCAACGATCTGGTGCAAGTATTCCTACTATACAGAATAGTCTTAAGGAACTAGAAAAGAATGGATACATAGAGATTAAAACTAAAGGTAGAGGTAAAGAATATATTTTTAATGAATATAAGAAATTTGAACCATTTAGTCCAGAATTTATAAATAAAGATGATGTATCATTTACTACAAAGTCATATTTAGTTGCTGCTCAACAGTACATGTATAAAGATGTAGAAGGATATGGAAAACTTTCTTTACCAAATGTAGAACTTGCTAAACATATAAATATGCCTGAATCTACAATTCGCAAATGTAATAATGAGTTAATTAGAAAGAATTATTTATCCGTTATTGAGAATGAGTTAAGGGATTTTGAAACAGGTTGTAAAACAGATACTAAGTTATATCACCTCAATGATCTTGGTCAAGCAGTAATTTGGGCTATTGCGAATCATGAAGAAAGAATCACTCAAAATTCTGAAGACATTAAAGAACTTCAGAAAGTATGTGCATCTTTACAAGATCAACTTAAAGAGAGTCAAAAGCTAATTGAGAAATTAGTTAAACAAAATGAAGATAAAGAAGAACAATATAATTACTATATTTAATATGAAGAAACTTATATTTATATTTATTGCGTTTGTATGTAGTGTTAGTTCTATAAGTGCGGCATATTGGAGATATGAAGGAGGTAACTGTGTTTCTTATACAGATTACTATTCTAATTTTGTAACTATGTACAATCTTAAAAATAATCAACTTATTATTCTTACAAATATTAGTCCTTATGGTGCATGCATACCTAAAAAAGAAACAACATACTATATGACTTGTATTATAAGTTTTGATGATTCAACTGAACTTCAATCTCTTGATGATTTTAAAGTTGTAAGTATTAAAGACAAGG